TGGTGTCTTCTCCTACGGAAGCTCGAGACAGTTGGATGAAAACCTATATTGACTCCGCTTATCAACAAGGGATAAAAAGATCCCGGCAAGAATTAAAGAAGCAGGGAGTTGAAATTGATGATGGTTCCTTGGGGGGAAATCCTATCCAAGTTGCTTTTAATTCAATGGTCCATTCTGATCGAGTTGGATTGATTTATACCAGAGCGTATTCTTCGCTTAAGTCCATTACCGGAGAAATGGAATCGGCTGTATCTGATGTATTGGCTATGGGGATGGCTGCCGGCAAACATCCTATTGAGTTGGCTAAATTGTTGGATAAGACAATCACCGGCCGAGGGGAAAGTTTAGAGATTACTGATAGTCTCGGAAGAAAAATTGACAGCCAACGAAGGGCCGAGGTATTGGCCAGGACTGAAACCATAAGAGCCCATCATTCCGCAAATATTGGGGAATACCGAGCAGCCGGGGTTATGGGTATAAAGATCCAGGTGGAGTATTTGACCGCTGGGGATGACCGAGTGTGTAAGAGATGTTCTCCCTTGGATAAGAAAATATTCTCAGTGGATGAAGCTGAAAACTTGATCCCTGTTCATCCGCAATGCAGATGTGTTGCATTGCCCCATATTCCAAAGGATAAGAAAGAGGAAGAGTCTGATTTAAATTTCCAAACTTTTGATAATACCCTTGATGCTCAAAAATACGCAGTAAAAATGGGTTTTGCAAAAGAGGTCAATTATCATGATATCGATATCACTACAGCGAATGAGATAAATAGGGCATTCTTTGATAATATTAAGAAAGTCCCAGAAATTAAGGGAAGTATGGGATTCTTAGGAAGTATGGAAGGATTCAATAATTACTATATTAAGTTTATAAAAGAAGGTCAATTAGTAACAACTACAGCAGAATCAAAACTAAAACTTGGTTTAATAGAATCACAAAAAAGGGCTAATGCTGTTTATTATGATATATCGGGTCGTTTTAAAGGGGGTATGGGGATTAACTCATCTCCAAATCTTGTTGAAAATTTAGATAAGGCTGCTAAGTCGGGTTGGGGTACATCCCATTCAGGAAGTATAAAAGCCTTAATCGATCATGAAATTGGTCATTTAATCGATGATTTATATAAAATTTCTAATAAAAAGGGGTTCAAAGATTTTTATTCATCGTTATCGGCCCTTGATATTAGAAATGATCTGTCAAAATATGGATCGACAAGCATAAAGGAATTTCTTGCTGAAACTTGGGCGGATTATTCAAATAATCCTGATTTTAAGGATATTACAAAGGCATCCTTAGAATTTTTTGAAAAAGCAATTAAATCCTAAAAGAGGGAAATATGACCGTCTATCTTGAACCTATTTGTATGAATTGTGCTCATTTCTTTTTTGATAAAAAGGGTAGAAAATGTAAGGCCTTCCCTTTAGAGATTCCGAATGAAATCTGGATAGGGGATAATAAACATACTGAACCCCTCCCGAGTCAAGTGGATAAAACAATTTTGTTTAAGAAACGATAAAGGAAAGACAATGAAAGGACTGATTGATATTTCAAAATTAGAAAGTAACCCATCTTATAAGACATTTCTTAATAACGGGGAAGAGTTGAAGATGATGTTAATATTGAGCGTAGGGGAGAAACTCAATCTTGTTTCCCAACCCAGACGGCAGGGTAATATTGACTATCGAATATACCCTTGTGTCTTGCTGGTCGAGGGGGTTCATCATGGGGCTGGTTCTGAGCCGGTTTATTACTCCTCCGCCGTAATCAATGCAAGTACAATGGCATGGAACAACATGCCTGTTACTATTGGTCATCCCGTTAATCAAGTTGGGGAATACATCTTATGCAATAGTGACGGGGCTATCCGGGCTCAATGGGAGATTGGGACCGTCCGCAATGTTCGATTTGAAGGGGGTAAGCTTAAAGCTGATTTGTGGTTGAATGTCGCTCGGGCCAATTCCTTTAACCCCCAACTGCTTACTTTCCTCGATAACGGGGGACAACTTGATGTCTCCACCGGATTGTTAGCTCTCCAGGATAATGTGGCTGGATCTTGGAACAATGAAGAATATGCAGCCAAAGTATTAGAAATCATACCGGACCACCTGGCTCTTCTCCCCAATCAAAAAGGAGCTTGTAGTTGGGATGATGGTTGCGGAGTACGGGTCAATAAAGGAGTTGAACAAAAACCGAATCTTGTTTATATTTATAATGAACAAGAAATGGGGGTTAAACTCGAGAAAATCCGCCGTTATGTCGATGGGCTGGATATTCGGGATATCAAGAATGATTACATGACCCGACTAAATTATCTTAGGGCCGTTTATTCTGACTATTTTATTTACTCTCAGGATGATCGGCCTCAAGGACAACCCCGAACATCAATGTTATTGAAACAGGGGTATGGTTTCGATACATCCGATAATATTGTTCTGCAAGGGGAACCAATCGAAGTAGTGGAAGAAATCACCTATAAACAAAAGGCAGTTCAAACAAACAAAGAGGAGAATACCAACATGCCGACCGATGAAATGAAGTGCAAAGATGCAACAACCCCTGCGATGAAGAAAAAGTGTGGGGAGATGATGGTAAACGCCCTTATCTCCAATGAAAACACAGCATTTGTGGAAGCCGACCGGGAGTGGTTGCTTTCCCTGACTTCCCAGCAACAGGAAAAACTTGTCGCCAACATGGGCGCCCCCGAAGAAACCGAAACCATGAAGACCAATACTGCTATTCCGGCTGTCGGAACTGTAACTGTGACGGCGGACATCCCGAAAACCCCGGCCGAAATCCTCAATCAATTCCTTGCCGATGCTCCCGCCCCCATTCGCTCGGTTCTTAATGCTGGGATGAGGGAACTCGACCGGAAACGCGGCGAGATGATCGGACAAATCAAAGCCAACGAGCGAAATAAATTCAACGACGATCAGTTCAAGGATATGGATCTCTCTATGTTGGAATCCATCGTTTCCTTGCTTCCTGTCGCTACCGGCGTCGATTATTCCGGGCTCAATCCCGCGTCGACAAAGATTGTCAACAAGGACGATGGGGAAGAGCCTTATGTCCCCATGACCCTTTCGGAAAGTTTGGGTCAGAAAAAGTAATCTGATTTTTCGGTCTATAAAAATAATATAAAGAACAAGGAGAAGAAAAATGGCTTCAACGACCCCGAAAACAATTGTTCTCTCTGGATTGGGAATCCGGAAAGAAGCGATTGCAAATGCTACAATAACCCCTGGTCATCTCATCGAAAAAATGAGCACTGGGAAAGTCAGAAAACATGCCACCGCCGCCGGTAATGCTCAAAGAATGTTTGCAGTCGAGGATGATCTCCAGGGCAAGACCATTAGCGACGACTATGCCGCAGCATCCATCGTACAATACAATGTCATGGCTCGCGGGGAAGAGGTATTGGCGACAATCGCTGATGGTCAAACTATCGTGATTGGGGATCCTTTGGAGTCCGCCGGCGATGGTACCTTGCGCAAGCATGTTGCTGATATCGATGATAATGAGTCCGCCGATACCACTACCATCTATACCGAGTGCATTATCGGTTGGGCCATGGAAGCGATTGACCTGAGCGATTCTTCTGGTGCTGATCCGGCAAGTTCGCGGATAGCCGTTGAAATTGCATAAGCAAAACTGATTTTTGATCTAAAAATAAAATAGTTAGGAGGAAAAAATGAAGAAAGGAATGGACCAAGTTACCTTGGATTTTATCCAGAATGGTGCTGCCCAAGGACCGGTCGCTCAGAAGCTGCTGGCCAGCGGGATGAATATTAATGTATTGAAACCCTGGATCGGGACCAATGGACGCTCTTACATTACCATGAATGTGAATGGAGTTCCGACTGCTATCCCGATTGCCAATGCTGCAACTCTCCGAAAAGATGAGTGGAAGCAGCTGGATACCGCTATCCTGTTCGCGGCTCAACAGCGTCTTATCGGTGTTAAAGACCTGTATGCCCGGAACCTGGTATTTCGCCTGGGTAATGGTCTCGGGACCACCGTTCTTGAGTATGAGGACCTGAATGAGTTTACTGCGGCCGAATTGACGATGGACGCTATCACCCGGACTCGGAAGGATCGCCCGGAGTTTGACCTGAAATATTTGCCCTTGCCCATCGCCCATAAGGATTTCTCTTTCAACATTCGGACATTGACCGCTTCCCGTAATGGCGGTTCCAATCTTGACACCACGGCCGCGGCCATGGCCTCTCGCGTTGTTGCTGAGAAGATTGAGGATATGCTCTTTAACGGAGCTTCCAGCTATACCTATGGTGGGGGGACCATCTACGGCTATATCGACCATCCCAATAACAATGATGTCACTCTTTCATTGGCCTGGGATAATGCCAGCAAGACTGGGGAACAGATCGTTGATGATGTGAAGTCAATGAAACAAGCCTCCATCGATGCAATGCATCATGGCCCATGGGTTCTCTATGTGCCGACTGCATATGAGACCGTTCTGGATGATGATTTCAAAGCAGCCTCTGATAAAACTGTCCGCGCCCGGATCAAGTACAATCCGACCACCGGAGAAGGTATTTCAGGGATTGAAGAAATCAAAGTCGCCGATAAGCTCCCGGCAAATACGGTTGTCCTGGTCGAAATGAACTCCGAGACTGTTCGTATGGTTGAGGGTATGGCAATTACCACGGTGGAATGGCAAGAAGGCGGCGGTTTTACGACCAATTATAAGGTAATGACGATCATGGTTCCGCAGATTCGGGCGGATCAGAACGGCCATTGCGGAGTAACGGTACTGTCCTAAGCACCTGCCGGCAATTAAGTAATACAAAGAACGGCAGGTGCGATCTCTGCCGTTCTTTTTAACCAAGAGGTTTCGAGAATGGATATTACACGGAAATGGAAGAAGAAACCCAGTACGGGCCGGCATGTCTTTACTTTTAATGGGGTCCGTTTTTCGGCTGCTCCCGGTCAAGTGGTCGAATGTTCTGAACGATCCTTAGGGAAGCAAGCAAAAGACTACATGCTGTTGGGGCAAAGCTTAAAAGAAGTTGGGGAATCTTCCCAGAAGGAACTTTCTACGGTCCCTTTTATTATCACACCTAAAGGCGGGGGTTTTTATAATATAGTAAATCCCGATAACATGGACAAACCCTTTAATGACAAGCCCTTACGGAAAAAAGAGGCTTTGGAATTCTTTAACCAAATTTCCTATGTTCCGCCATCAGAAGAGATTATCGAAATGGCGGAAGAAACCAAGACCGTTCGGGAATCCCTTTTAGATATCCCCAAAGAACTACTGAATTTGGAGTGGGATGAATTGGTCTCTCTGATGGAAGAGGAGAAAATTATTGTCCGGCCGGAATATGATACCTCTGAGGATTTGCGGGAGGCCATAACGCTTTTCCGATTGAACAAAAGGTAACTATGCGGGATTTATGGACTATCCCTAAGATTTGGCCTAATTCTACCATCTTTATCATTGGGGGAGGGCCAAGTTTACTACAACAGGATTTAACTTTAATCCATAATAGAAGAGTAATCGGAGTAAATCAGGCCTATAAACTGGGATCATGGGTTGATATTTGTTGGTTTGGGGATAAATCCTGGTATAACGATCGAGCCGGCAAAGAGATTAAGTATTATAAAGGGTTAATCGTTACTTGTTCTACCCCAGAAGATAGGATCCATAAAAATCGAATCAATTACGTAGGGCGATCAAGGGAAAGAATCGATGGGATTGAATCAAAGAGCAGGAATCATGTTCGATGGAACCATAACTCGGGGGCTTCTGCTATAAATTTGGCTTATTGGTTGGGTGCATCAACAATTGTTCTTCTTGGATTTGATATGCAGATCCCAAATGATAGAAAAGACTACCAAGACCACTGGCATAATGACTACGGGGTCAAAATAAGTAAGACTACCGGAAAACTTTATGATCCTTATCGAAGGTTCATGGAGTGCTGGCCAAGGATTGCAAAGGATGCCAAGAGGTTGAGGTTACGGATAATAAATACAACCCCTGCTGGTGCTTTAAATCTATTTGAAAGAATGACTCTGGAGGAAGTATGCGAAACGCTTTGATCGATTTTGTAGGGTTCTCTATTACTTTAGGGTTATGTTGGATATTTGTTCAGATCTTATCGGCTTAGGGATTATATGTTATCTCTTATTTATGCCTATTACGAGAACCCGGAAATGTATCGACGACAAGTGGAGGAGTGGTCTCGATATTCAGAGAAAGTTAAGCAACAATTAACAATCTATGTTACCGATGATTGTTCTGTTAACTTTCCCCTTAGAAATATTCAAGAAAAACCCAAGGGAATAAAATTAAATCGATTCGAAATTTTAGAAAAAGTAAATTGGAATTGGCTTGCCTGTCGAAATATTGGAGCAAAATATTCAAAAAGAAAATGGTTATTATTAACAGACATGGACCATCTTATTACAGTTGGTGACATGGAAAGATTGATTCGGACAATTTCTAAAAATAATTTGAATGAAAAATTTGTTTACTTATTTGAGCGTGTCGATGCTCCTTTCAATATTCCCTATAAACCCCATAATGATTCTTTCATGATGACTAAGAATCTATACTGGAAGATCGGGGGTTATGATGAAGAACTTTCCGGGAATTATGGGACATCCGGCCGATATAGAGCAAGAGCATTTAAGGTCGCTGAAGGAAATAAAAGATTATCAATCCCTTTAGTACGATATCCCAGGGAAGTGATAGCAGATGCCAGTACCACTGGAATGATTCGGAAAGGTAAAGGACGTGATCCATTAGCACTTAAACGGATTGAAGACAAAAAGAAAGAAGAGGGAAGGGAGCACGAAATTAAACTCTTTTCTTTTCCTTATAGGGAGATTAAATAATGAAACCCGTCGTTAAAGTTCGATTTAGTAATGGTGCCGGAAATAATATATTCCAATATGTCTACGCTCGGCTATTATCGAACTCCATTGGGGGAGTTCTAAGTCATCCCGATTTACCGGTCTTGGGAATCAAGGGAAAATCTATCAAGTTCAATTCGGAGTACCCGGTTATTGAGATTAATGGTAGTTCGAAGAATCCTGTTAATTATCATCAAATATTAAAAGAAAAAAGGATGGTAAATTATGATCTCAAGATTTATCCGGAGGATTTCACTTTATATACTCCCATATTGGGAGAAATCCGTTCATGGTTTTCTGATGTCCCTCGCGACAATACTTTGGATCTTGTGTTTCATCTGCGTCTTGGGGATCGTCTCATTATGTCGTCTACTTACAAAGAAGAGAATTTCGTAAGCATACAGGAATTCAGAGAAACCATTGATTCTTTCGATTTTAGAAGATTACATATTGTCACTGATATGCCTGTTTGGAGACCAATCTTTGCCGGGGATGTCGATAGCATGGTATTCCATCGAGGGGTAAAACCTGAAAGTCGGATTGATTCTGAAACGGCAGCCAGTTACTTCAATACCCTTTATGATGGATTGATGACTTATAACCCAGTTGTTCGGGTAGGAAATTCTGTTCAATCTGACTTTGATTATATGAGGAAATTCGACAAGATTCTTTTTCAACATGGGACACTAAGTTGGTGGGCTGCTGCCTTGAGTTTTGCTACTGATGTAGCACTTTTAGGGAGATGGCGGGGATCAAAGAATATAAATTTAGGTTGGACCGATTTACTCGGCTGGCGGCAATGGGGAAGATCGACAGCCCCCAGTCACGAATTGAAGGATCGACACCTGGCCCAACTTGCAAAACAACATGGATTGAGAACCTTTGTTGAAACAGGGACCAGGGGAGGGGCAGCCTTGGAGGCTTTATCCACTCATTTTGATAAAATGTACTCGGTCGAATTAGTGGAAAGTGCTTACCAAAAAGTAAAGACAAAACTTCGAAACCATAAGCATATCAAACTTTACCAGGGAGATAGCGCGAAAGTCCTCCCAGAGATAATGAAGGAAATAAAAGACCCAACTTTGTTTTGGTTGGATGCCCATGATGGAAGAAAACATACCCCTATTTTGGAGGAAATCAAGAGTATCCTTCCAACAAAACTTCATCATGTAATTGCTATTGATGATCTCCGCTATTTTGGTACAGAAAAAGCCTACCCATCAGTGGAGGAAGTTACTGATTTAGTGAAGCAACTTCAACCCTCGGCCCATATCAGTTTTAAATTCGATTCGATAAGGATTATGTTATGAAAAAGAATCCTCATAAGAAATACTCGCTTTATAATCCGGATAATGGTTCTGTAGCTAGAATTAAAGCTACATATCTTGAAGAAGGTCATACCCCGACTATCTGTGGAGAGCATATTGTTCTGGCCAATTTGGTTGATGAATTAATTACTGATAATCCAGAGATTAGAAGACGTTTGCTCGAAAAGATTGATATCGTTTACGATATGGGTAAACGGATGGGAATGAAACTCGTAGAATATCATAATGCTTCTGGAAAGGGTGGTGGTTGGCGTGAAGGATATTAACCCTGTACTCGATCCCTATAAGACAAGTATCTTTGATGAAGACGGAAAGCTTTTGCCTGTTCTTCCCAAGTTCCTTGAACCGAATTTAATCAATAAAATCTGTGTCCAAAATATCATCCTTGCTAATTTTATAAACAATCACCCGGTAATGGATCAAGAAACTAAAGATGAGATCCTGAAGCAATTGGATGCTATTTATAAGAGTGGGAAGAGGATGCATTTAGGGATCGTTAAATATAAAATGAGGATAAAGGAAGAGAAAAATGATCCAGTACAAAAAGTTCAAGGATTATCAAGCTTATATTGAGAAACAAGGGGGGAAAATCTCTTTTAGTTTGGACAAAATAAAAGAGAAAAATCCCCAACGAATTTCTAAATTTGAATCGATCTTTTCCAAAGTAAAATCCGATTTGAATAAAGGAAGTATATTGTGCTTAGGTGCAAGAACGGGCTGTGAAGTAGTAGCCGCAAGAAAATTAGGGTTTAAAAACTCATTAGGAGTTGATCTTCATCCGGTTGGCGATTTGGTTGTTAAGGGAGATTGGCATAAATTGCTTTTAGGAGTCAGTACTTTTGATAATGCTTTTTGCAATTCTCTCGACCATTGCTATGACCTTCCTGCTTTATGTCAGGAATTAAAAAGTGTTTTGAAACCAAGTGGGATATTTTATTTCATGGTAATGAAGAAAATGGCCCTTTGTACTGTAGTCGGAAGCATCGAAGACCGAATGGCCTCTAGAGCTTATGATTCAATGTTTTGGGACACTTCTCAGGATATAATTGATGAACTCATTTCCCACGGCTTCGAGTTGAAGAAGCAATGGTCAGATACTAAATGGTTTAATTGTATACTCCGGAATACCAAATGATAAGCATTGTCTGTTGGAAATGGGATCCTATAGACGGAGTCCCAACGACAAAGAAGAATCAGAAATATAGTTCGAAGCATGTCAATGCTTTATATGAAATGATTCTTAAGAATGTTACGGTTCCTTTCCGGTTTATCTGCGTTACTGATGATCCGGCAGGGATAATTCCTGAGGTCGAGATTATCCCCTTATGGGAGGAGTTTCGAAGTAAAGGTGGTTGTTTTGTCCGACTTGTCTGTTTTAAAAAAGACTTTGCTTTATTTGGAGAAAGATTTTGGTCGATTGATCTGGATTGTGTAATCATTGGTAATATTGACCATCTCTTAACCCGACAGGAAAACTTCCTGATTTGGGCTCCTGAAAGGTCTCGGATTAGTAAGCGAGTTACCCCTTATTGTGGGAGTATGTTCATGCTGAAAGCCGGAAGCCATCCCGAAGTTTATGAGCACTTTCGGCCCGGATCCTTTACCGTTAATAGGCATAATCAGTACTTAGGGGGAACGGATCAAAAACAGATTGCAAAGATGATCCAGGATGGAAAGACTATTGGACAAACTGAGGGGATTTATAATTTTATCCCTGATATATCCATCCATGATAAAGTCCCTGAAAATGCTTGTATCTTGTTCTTTAATGGAAAATTTCTCCCTGATAGTATTGGGATCTTGCGGGAGTTCCCGTGGATCGCTGACCATTACTCCCTCGCGGGTACGGGGGTTGATCGATATCGAAGGCATACAGAAGAGGATTTACTCAGAAGAGAAAGAGTAGCAGCAAATAGACAGTTAAAAAGGTTGGGAATAAATACCAAAAAAGAAACAGTTAAAATTCCCAAAATTGCAGTAGAGAGGTCCATTAATTTTATTCTGTATTGGTGGGGAGAATGGCCTAATGATAACGAAAAACTTGGAGTTACTTATATTAAAAGATTGGCGAAAGCTATTTCGAATAATGTATCCCCAAATCAAAGATATAAAATCATTTTGTTCACGGATAAAGAAAGCCTCCAAATAGAAAATATTGAGACAAGGGCTTTAAGGGTTCCGGTTGATCTGAAATGGAATCTGAAAAAAATGTTCATGTACTCAAAAGAGGCAGAACTGGAAGGTTATTCTATCTGTTTCGATTTAGATACCGTAATCACCGGAAACTTAGACCCATTAATTAAAGCAACTTTCAAAAACAGAAAAGCCCTTATTACTTGTCAGGCCGTATATAAACCCAGTTGTATCGGTGGAAGCATCATAGGATTTAATTCAACTTCTGAAGTGGAAAGACTATTATGGGATCCTTTATTGAAGAATCGAAGCAGTATCGAGTCTGAAACGAAAGGATCCGAACGGTTATATTTCAGGAAAATCTTAGGAAATAGAAAAGTCCAGTTCTGGGAGGATGTTATTCCTGGAGCTGTTTTATCATATAAAAGGGACTGTAAGTCAGGATTACCACCTGGTTCCTCGATTGTTCGATTTCATGGCAACCCTCGCCCTCATGAAGTAAAAGATACATGGGTGAAAAAATTCTGGATAGGAGAATAAAATGTTTGATCCGATTATTATTACTGGTGCGGCTCGTTCAGGAACTTCAATGACTGCGGGAATGATTAATATCTGTGGAGCATTTGGCGGAGATATGTTCGGTCCCAATCAGTTCAATGAGAAAGGGATGTTCGAAAATAGGGAGATTAGACAGGAGATCGTAAAACCCTATTTGAAGAAGATTGGGGTTGATCCCTTGGGACAAAACCCTTTACCCAACAATCGGCAGATTTTTGAGGTCTCCCCGAAACAGATTGAGACCTGGCGGAAGTTAATCACGGAATCCATGATCAGACAAGGATATAAAGATGGTCCTTGGTTCTACAAAGGAGCGAAATGCTGCCTTGTTTGGTATTTATGGCACAAGGCCTTTCCTGCTGCTAAATGGATCATTGTTCGACGGGAAGATAAGGACATCGCTAGGAGTTGTTTAAAGACCCGTTTTATGCGAGCCTTCCGAGATGAACAGGGTTGGCTGAATTGGGTACAGGAGCATAAAAAGAGATTCGCTGAGATGCATATGGCTGAATTAAGCATTTTTGAATTCTGGCCTTCTGAAATCGTCAAAGGGGATTTCTCAACTGCTAAGGAAATGATGGGGTTTTTAGGATTACCATGGGAGGAGAAATTGTGTCGTTCCTTCATTGATCCTGCCCTTTACGCTAAATTATAAGAGGTTTCGAAATGGCAAATCGAGTTACAAGCGATGAAGTTCTTGAGATTATTGAGACTTCTTTAACAGAAATAGATGTCTTCATTACAACAGCGAATTTACTTGTAACTGGGTATCTTACAGGGAAAGGTCTATCTGATGCAACTTTAAAAGAGATTGAGAAGTATGTTTCAGCCCATATCCTTTCCTTGCGGGATCCTCGAACGAAGTCAGTAGGAGTTGATGTCCTCTCCGAATCATATCAAGGTCAGTGGGGGATGGGATTGAATGGAACATCTTATGGACAGACGGCCATATTGCTCGACACCAGCGGAACGCTGGGGGTATTGGCGAAAAATGGGGTAATTCGATCAGGTTCCTTCTCAGTTATTGGATGGCATGACTAATGAATCTTCAAAAATTCCTAAATCAAACAGCCGTTTATTGGGCAAATCCTGTTCCTGATGGATTAGGCGGGTATACTTACGATGATCCGGAAGAAGTCAAAGTAAGATGGACTGATAAACAGGAAAGATTCTTTTCTTCCGAATCCAATACTCAAAATGGAGTGGAGGAACTTCTTTCAAATTCTTTTGTTTTAGCCGAATCGGACTTTGATATTAATGGTCGGATGTTTTTAGGATCCTTGATCGACTTGGAAAGTGATAACCTCCCCAGCACTGTCAATGCTTTAACAATCAAATTATTCGAGAAGATCCCTACTATATCCGCTACTCAATTCTTGAGAAAGGTCTATTTGGTATGAGCCCCCAACTAGAAGGATTAAATGAAGTTCTGAAACGATTAAATAAAACTATCGCTGATATTGAACTTCATACAAAAGAGGGATTAACAGAGGCCGCTTTGGTTGTGAAAGCTGATTCGGTTCGGGGAACTCCTGTCGATTATGGGAATCTTCGATCAAGTGCTTTCATTATGATAACCGATAATCCTGCTGACAATCAAAGCCCAAGTTTTAAGGGACCAGAAGCCGGTCAAGCTCAATCTGATCATTCTAAAGGAATTTCAGAAGCAAAAGGTATTGTAAATACGGGGAAAAATCAGTATAATGCAATTGTGGGGTATACAGCCCGGTATGCCTTTTGGGTTCATGAAATGCCTATGATTCATGCGGGGGAACCTCGCCCAGCAAGAAAAGGGAATAAGAAAAGAGGAACATTCTGGCAAGGTGGAGGAAATAAGTTCCTTTTGAAATCTTTGATGAAGAACAAAAGCAGGATACTCCAAATATTGATTAAGTGGGCAAAAATAAAATGAATCCAGCATCAATTGACTTTAAAGATTATTTATTGGCTTATTCAGAATTATCCTCCGCCGAGATAGATTTTACTTTGGGGACTAACTTATTCGTTGGGATTCTTCCTGATTCTTCCTCTGGTATTTGTACTTGTCTATTTGAATCGCCCGGAATGACCCCTGATCCCAATGATATTAGACGACCCTCCATTCAAGTTCTGACGAGGGGTATTGCTGGAGGATATAATTCAGCCTATTTGGAAATTGAAACCATCTGTAATCTGTTCCATGAATTAACAAACGAAACTATTAACAGTACCCGCTATATCCAAGTTAGGAAAACGGGTGACATAGCCCATGTCGGGGATGATGCAAAGGGTAGACCAATATTCAGTTGTACGCTAAGCGCAATGCGCACATGATAAAATCCTAATAAAGAGGAGAGTTCGAAATGGCATCAGATGCAATCAGTGGTGTAGGGACAATTTTCAAGCGGTCGGACATGGAAAGCAGCCCGACATTTAATGCAATTGCAGAAATCAACAGCGTTCAGGGCCCAGATAAAAGTCGGGCCGTAATTGACGTTACTCATCTTGGAAGTACCGGTGGATACCGGGAATTTATCGCTGCTTTCCGGGATGGTGGTCAGGTGGTTCTCGAAATGAACTATACTCGGGATGGATACCTTGATATGAATGATGACTTCGAGATCGATACCAAAGTCGACTACCAGATTGTTCTCCCCGATACCGGGAATACGACCCTTGAGTTCTCAGGGCTTGTTGTCAACTTGGGACTTGGTATCCCCCTGGATAATAAAATCACGGCGCCGGCAACGATTAAAATCAGTGGTCCCGTGACGATTACCTCTTAATCTTTATCTAACCAGCAGTACATAAAACCAATTAGTGGAGAAAACAAATGGAAACCCAACCAATGAAAGTACTGACAAAAAAAGATATCCTCCGAGTTACCGAGCTGAAAAGACAGATGGTTGATGTCCCTGAATGGGGAGGAGCCGTTTGTGTCCAGGAAATGACCGGAGAAGCCCGCGCCGAGTACGATAAGTGGCTCGTTGAAAAAGGGAATGTCGGGGGAATGAGGGTCAGAGTCTTAATCGCAACGGTCGTTGATCCGGAAACAGGGAAACCCCTATTCTCGGAGATTGATATCCCGGACCTGCTCTCCAAGTCCTCCCTGGCAATTGAAAGAATCTCTGATATCGGTGGGGATCTTTCCGGTTTATCCAAGAAAAAAGAGGATGAACAAATAAAAAACTTAGAAACAGCCCTGAACGTCGGTTCGCTTTCCGACTTTGTAAAGAGTTAGGATACGCTCATCCGGATTATTTGTTCCAACATCTCACTTCTAGTCAATTCTCTGAGTGGATGTCTTATGAGAAGTTGGAACCATTCGGGGCTGGTCATGAAAGAAATTTAGCAAATTGGTTGTGCATGACAATCGCTAATTTCTCCGATTTAATGATAAAAGGGGATGATGGGAAGAGAAAGTTATGGGAACCTTCAGACTTCATTCCGAATCCTGTGGAAGAACCAAAAAAAGTAGAGATAAAGAAAAAACAAAGTACTGAGGAATTAAAGACGGCTTTGTTGGGAATTGCTTATAATAGCAAGCGTATCGAAGAAAAGAAAAAGAAGATTGCAGAACGGGCCGAACGGAAAGCAAAAGCACGGAGAGAACGAAAATGATTGATTTAGGTTCAATGTATACCAGGATTCAGGCTGATACTTCACAACTTCATAAAGCCGAGAGTGATATCAAGTCGTTTGCTGGACGTGCCGCTACTCTATTCGCTAGTATATATTCGGTTCAGCAAGCTGCTAATTTTGTAAAAACAGTTACGTTTGCCACTGCCCGGTTTGACACTATGGGCATAGTAATGAATCGTGTTGGTAATAATGCCGGTTTTTCTACGAGTCAGATGGAAAAGTATGAAATGGCTTTGCGGAAAACCGGCATTTCCATGACTGCTGCTCGGGAAACAATGTCAAGAATGGCATTGGCTCAAATTGATTTGACGAAAAGTACAGAATTGGCTACGATTGCTCAAGGTGCCGCAATTATTGCAGATATCAATTCTTCAGAAGCATTTGAAAGAATGATTCATGGTATTCAATCAGGCGAAACCGAGGTACTAAAAACGATTGGAATTAATGTTGATTTTCAAGCCTCTTATAAAAAACTTGCTGATCAATTAGGGGTAAATGTCAAGCTGCTTACCCAACAGGAGAAAGTACAGGCAAGGACAAATGCTGTTTTAGCGCAAACTCCAAAATTTTTAGGAATCTATTCTGATGCAATGGATTCTCCAATGAAAAAGTTCAATACCTTAACAGGAAGATTAATCCCTGATTTTGAGGTTGCACTTGGGAGACTTTTTCAACCTGCTTTTGGGACTGCCGTTGACGTAGCAACTGCTAAATTAAAAGAATTTCAGGCTCAATTAGATGATAAAACTTTAAAGGAATGGGGAGAAAACATAAATATTGCTGTAAAGTTCGTTGCTGAATATGGTGGTTCTATCGTTGAATTAACAGGATTCTTACTTGCTGCAAAAGGTGCTCAGTTATTACTTAATGCTGCTGTAAGTGCAAATCCATATGTTATGGCTGCGGGCGCTTTGGTAATTCTGAATAAGGAACTTGAAACTTATAATATGAATTTGGGAAGTCTTCCTAAATCATATAATGCTTTTGTCCAGTCACTTAATGCAATGATAACTGGGAGAAAACAATTTTATGATCCCAAAACAGGAAAAATTACTTTAGAAGTATTAAGTGAAGAAGAAAAAGGGATGAGAAGAATCGCCCAGTTACAAAAAGAACTGAGTGAAGGAAAGAAGTGGTATGATGGAGGGCTGTTAGGAAAATCACAAAGATTCGATAAGATCAAAAAAGAAATTAAAGAAATACAGGAAGCCCTGGAAGAAGCACCAGGGAATAAACGATTAGAAGAAGCATTAAAAGCCGCGGAGGAACGGGCAAAAATTATTAAACCTGTTCCTGAAGAAAGACCCAAAGATGAAGACGCAAAAGGCCGTGCTGAGAACTGGAACGCTGTTCTTAATGCTCAAATTGCTTACCTGAACGCCGCTGAAGAAAGAAAGATGGCGACCATTCTTGCTTCAAATGCTTTAGAGCAAGAAGCAAATCAGAGTAATTATGATTTAGGGCTTTCCGATTATTCAACTTACTTAGAAAAGAAACAGGAATTAACAGAATCAGCCCTTCAAACCAATTTAGAGGCAAAACAGAGAGAACTAGCTACAGCGGAAGCAGCTCTTGGTAAATTGACTCCATCCGTTGGAAAAGAAGGACAACCTCGGGCTGATAAAGATGCTCAAGCTGAATTCCAGGCAATGCAACGAATCGAGGAAGCAAAACGGGGAGTGATCGAAGCTGAAAATGATTTGGCTAAAGCAAGGAATCAAGGGTTAGTTGAAACTATTCAAGGGAATAAGGAGGTTAAAAATAGTTATAAACAAATAGAAATCCAACTATTACAAATGCAGGGAAAACCAATTGAGGCCGCGAAACTTCAGGCTCAAATGGATGAAGAATCCATTGAGCGTAGACGATTGATCGAGGCCGCTATTAATAAAGTATCCGGAGCACAAGAAGCACTTGACAATTTAAGGAAACAATCAGCGATAGAAATACGTAATTTAGAGTTAGATGAACTTACAAAAAAAGGGCAAGCTCAACAAGGAATTGCTGATATAAATAATGAATTCCAAAAATCGAGAGAGATCCAAATCCAACTCCTGGATATTGAAATTAAAAGAGCAGAACTGAATGGGGATCTAAAAGAACAAATCGATTTATTAAAAGAACAAAAGGAAGCTTTGGAGGATTTACAAACCCCACTCGGAGCTTTTACCAAAGGTTGGGAAGATGCTACGGCAAGTTGGCGTGATCAATCTCAAATAATGCAGGATGTAGCGAAAGAAACTGCCCAGGCTATGCAATCATCCTTCACTGATTTCTTTTTTGATCTTCTTGAAGGGAAATTAAAAACCTTAGGTGATTATGCCCGATCATTCCTCCGAGCTATCAACCAAGAAATTGCTAGTACTCTTGCGAAAATGGTTGTCGGGAACATGGGGAGTGGAAGCGGAAGTATAACCAGTGGTATCATCGGGGGGATCCTCGGGATATTTGGAGCAGTTAGCGGTAGTGGTTCGACCTCTACAGCTTCGACCTCTACAGCTTCGACATCTTCCTCGGGAGCTGGATTAGCGAACACATCCAGCATGAACTGGGGAGGTCGTCATTCGGGCGGATTAGTAGGAACGGATAAACCGACATTCCAAAGAGAGTTACCTCCAGGTTCTCATTTAGGTGTTCCCCGGCTTCATGAAGGGTTACAAATGGGGGAATTTAAAACCATTTTGAAAAGAGATGAGATGGTTTTAACTAAACAACAACAAGATACTTTAGTTGAGCAGTTTAATCAATTTCGTCGGTTATTCGATCCAAGTAAAGAAGGTAATCAACAATCCTTTGAAGCTCCGAAACAATCTGACTGGGGGAAATCCAAGGTTGATGATCAACAACAATCTTTTGAGAATTCTAAAAGGGAAAGGATCCTTTTAGATGGTAGTCAACAAAAGGACTTAATTAACTTATTAATTAGATATCGTCGCCCTTGGTCGAATGAAGAAGATAAACAAAAATTACTCGAGGCTTTAAATAATTTAGAAAATAATAAGAAGGAAGTTCAACCCGGAATCGAGAATCAACTACCCTTCAGAGCTATAAATCGATTAGAACCGGATACTAATTCTGATCAAGGGAAATCTAAAATTGAGAATAGACGGTTATTCGAAACTTTCAGTCGATTGGAACCAGATGCCCGTTCGGAGCGAAGACAATCAAAAGGTGATATTTCTGTAAATGTCCCAATTAATATTCAGGGAAACCAGGAGGTTTCCCGTCAGTTATCAGCAGATTTGAAACGTAAAATAGAGCGGGTTGTTGTGGAAACTCTTAAGGAGCACTCATAATGGCTAAAATGACCTTGGGTGGATATACATTCACCGATAATCCTTCCGAAGTTTCTGATTTAATGACTCCAGTACGGCATACTGCTGTTGTTAAGACTTATACCTCTATCGCTTTCTTTTCCTGGGGTAGTTCTATGATTGGAAAGGAAATAACACTTCGATGGTTGGGTATGACCACTGATCAGTACGAAGTACATGAAGCTCAGTTGGTAAATGATGTTCCTATCTCTTTCGACCCCCAAGATGGAAGTAGTCAATCCTTCACTGTTGAAGTCCGGAGGTTATCCGGTAAAATGGTTCTAACAACAAATGGAGAACATAGGGTCGATGTCGAAATGGATCTTTTATTTTTAAGTGAAGGAGCCTAAAATGGCCTTGTCGCTTTCTGCCCCATTACTTTCTGCTCAGACTGCTGTTAGTCGACGACCCATAATGACGATGAGTTCCGGCCGATTGGGAGTGGATTTCCCCCTGGTTGGGAAACCTTTCGCAAATACAGAATTGGATACTCAAGCATATTCTTTTGCAACCTTTTTAAATGATGGTCGGCTTGCAGCATTTTATGTAAGTGTTGATGATCAAACGGGAGGGGATGACCTTCGTTATCTTGTGACAGATACAGGAGTAACTACTTTTGGAAATTATGTTGTAGTTGATTCCAATGGTACTTATTCTTATGAGTATATTGATGGGGTTGTCCAGAGTATCACAAGTAATATACTTCTTGCTACTCAATACGGGACTGATGCCTTAATGATGTATAGGGTTTCTCCCGCGGGAGTAAAATTAGGATCAACTCAAATAGCAGTTACGGGATTATTAGGGGTGACAGTTGCAAAAACAGATACAGGGTACGCAGCCATATATCTTAAATTAGTTGGGGCTGTTTATTCTTTTAATCTGATTACATCCTCCGATTTTATTACATGGTCCGCTCCTACGGTCCTGTCAATTGTAAATGGTTCTCTATATTTCGATGATTCGGTCCCGATAAAGCATCCAAAACTTTATCGGCTTGCTGATACTACTTATATTTTGGTTTTCTCCTATGCTTCCTTGGTAGATGATGATTCTATAATTTACAACCTTGGATATTCAACTTCGGCTGACTTATCTATTTGGGCGGATATGCTTCCTATAACAGCAAACCAAGACATTTATAAAGATTATGTGTTTCCCGATTTGATTCAAAGAAATGATGGAAGTATCTTCCTTGTTGCCGAGGAAGATAATATCTACCTTCAAATGGATAATACTGTTTTTGGTTGGGATGGTAATAGATTGTTTACTCCAAGTAATATATTTGTCGATGATGCTGGGGGAAAACTCTATATAACGGCTACAGGGTCATTGAATATTTTAAGTGCTTTCGTTCAGATTGATCTGGCTACCTGGACGATCGATAAAATGTTTAATGATGTAACTACTCCACCTGTACCTCCAATCTTTTTTTCTGGAGCTTTGCTTGTCCCTCCTGATGCTTGTTTAAATGCCGTTGATTATGCCTGTTCTTTTGTGGATGGCCGATTAATTGCTTGCGTTGCTAAATTTTCTACAGATACTATTACGGGTTATTATTTTGAAGATTATTCCGTTGAATTCGGTTCTTCCGCTGCGCAGAATGTGACCCATGATATTTATGGTACAGAGTTTCATAATGGATGGGGAGGATGGGCCGTTCGTAATACAGCAATAATTGATGATAAGTTATATATTGCTTTTCATAATACCCATATCTATTCTTCTCATCAAGTATTGATTGGTTATTTAGATTTAACGGATGCTGTTGCTCCTTTCCTTTTTACGATTGTTGGTGCTTATGGTGGGCAGGGGGAAGAGGAAGATTCAATAAAAATCATTTATCCCAGAGTTAAATTTTACCCTGACGATGATGTCGCTATTATATCAAGCAGTTGGTCCGGCGTTCATCCTCTTCTATCTGTTCAATTCTGTACGATGAGTTTATCCACAGGAGGAGTTATTTCCTATAATCGCCCATCATATATCAATTTTCCTTATCTTGGATTTTCTGAAGCAGTTTATATTGATGGGATTGTCTATGGAGTTACTTCATATGATTCCACTTTATTTGATGAAGCTAACAAGTGGGGTCTTTGTGAATTAGACACTGCGGACGGTCATACCGAATATCACTATCCTCCTTGGGAAACAGCTCCGGGTAATACCATGTGGGATATGGTTGTCAATGAAGCAACTTATGAAATAATGATTCGAACAACTCATGGAGTGAATATTTTTAATTATGTAGCAAAAACATGGACCAGGGTTGATAATGAGATTCTGGACGAAATGCCTCCGGACTCCAGTATTAGGGCTGTTGCTTATAGTCCGACTTTAGATGTTTTTTTCTATGGCGATAATAATGCTCTTTATTATGTCCCCCGTAGTGGATCAATTCAGAAAGTAAAATACATGATTGGCACTTTTGGAGTATCGGAATGGGGATTTGAAGCTGCTGAACTCCTGGCCATTGGAAACTTTAACCAAAACCCTTGTGTAATTAAGCGATCTGATGGCTTATTATATTTCACATGGACGAACGTCTCTGGCTCCTATGATACAATTTATTGGGATCGTCAGGAGGCGTTTATAACACTTGATGATTATATTGTTGGGGAGATAACCACACATTTTAATGCTGAGGGTGATCCCAATAAATTAAAATTTACTGTTTCTCATGGACATCTTTTTGATCCCCATAATGATAACTCTCTTCTCCGCCCATTCGTTGAAAAGGGGAAACAGATTCAACTTCAATATGGAGAAACCGTGGATGATGTCAATTATTGGGCTTATCAGGGATTGTTTACAATCACAGGTCAACGGGTTTCTTATGAAAGAGACGTTTATCCAATAATGGAGATTACAGCAGAAGATATTCGTTCTCTCTGGGCAATAAATCAAGTTGCTTCTGCAAATTTGACTTTAAGAAGTCCCGAGGAAGGGTTGGTTGATATTTTGACGGAAGAAACTGAACTTGCCGCAGAGGATATAACCGTTCCAGGGATGCCCTTGAGCTTTGAGTTCGATGCTCAATGGATTAATGCTTATTTGCAGGATATTATCGATGATATTAGCCATCGATTCCAGCATTTTTGTATCATTGATATGCAAGGTCAAGTTGTTTTTCGGCCATTTAATTTTGATGCATCTTCTGTCAATAATCATTACCCTGCGCAGACAATTAGGTTCGAACTTGATGACTCCTACTCTGATTTAACAAACCGCTATACAGTTACGGGACAATCTCAATATGATTTTCAAACGCTTTACGAAGAGGAAAGGGTTGGGAGTTTAAATGGAACTGTCGGTTGGTATGGATTCAAGAAAGATTTTACTATTTACTATTCAGAGGATAAATCGAGAAGATGTCAATACCCCCGTTTAGAAATTATTGAAACATCGACATCTATCCTGTTTAAATTGACTGGAGGTATAACGGAAAGATTGATCGATGAGGATCCTGATGCAAAATCTTGTGTTATCGAAGTAAAATGTGCTAATTTAATCCCAGTTCTGGCTGCTGCAATAATTATCTATATGATCGGTGTTTTTATTGGTGATTGGTGGGGCATCCCTATGACTAAACCATTCGGTCGAATCATTGAAAGTATCGGATTGTATGCAGCAACGATGGTCTTGGGGTCAATTGGTAATTTCCAATATGCTGTCCATGCTCAGCCTGTTGGGTACTTGAAACGGGAGTATATTGCTTCTGCAAACGATGTTGAGTTACAACAGGAATCTCATCAGATAACTGAGCAAAAAATTGAGGGTTTTGTTTGTTATACTACGGGGCATTGTCAGGATGTAGCTGACTTTGAATTAGAAGTTGCAAGGGCTCAAAGATCCAGAGTTATCCTAGAAAAAATTGCTCATTTACAAGATGAGGTTGGGGATGTAATTACTGTTACTCATCCCCATACAGGATTAACGAAAAGAATCTTTATTGCTGATTTGACTCGAAGATATAAAGCGTCATCCGGAATAGATAATGGTTACTTTAAGGATGAAATTGAAGGTTGGGTGGTAGGATGACAATTCATTCTCTTAAAAAGAAAATTATTCGAGTCCAGGCACGAAGAGCCGCCGCCGAAAAAAAGGAAACTCGAGACGGGATTCTCTGGGATATTATCCCAGAACAAAAGATTGCCCGGGTAAAAGTTCTTGGGTCCAATAATCTAATTGAATGTAAGTATCCGGAGAACTGGCAACAGAAGCCCATGTGGATGAAACCTCGAACGGCCGTTAGGATCCAGCATCGAGGAGGAAATAGGAATTCATATGAAATTGTAGGGGATGGTCTATTTGTTCCAACTCCAACAATCAATAGCGTTACAGGGATTAGTAATCCTGCTTTACCTGATATACCTCCGGGGGTTGATACCATTTTGACTGAAGGTCTCGTCTATGCATTGGAGACCCCAGGTATGCAAGTTTGGGTTAAGAGAGGAACCTATCGAATCGATGGTGTTTTCTATACCATGAACTATATGGAAATGGACGCTGGTTCTGTTGCTGATATGTCCAGCGGTGTTCCCATGGGAGAAACAGCCGGAGTTTTTGATATTAATGCGGCACACTCCACTTTATGGAGAATGGATAAGTTAGTTATTGGAGCGGATAAAGTAATCGATGTACTTACTGGGGATAATGCGATCAGTGCTCCAGAAGCACCAGCAACCCCTTCAGGCCATATCGAACTGGATACGGTCTTGGTACCTCCAGGAACAACAGAAATCGTACAAACGCTGATCGGCCGTGAATTCCTCGATCCGTACGTTGCTCTAATTGAAGTTACTTCAATCGATGGTAATCTATACTGGGCTGAGGAAACTACGGCAATCAATCTGACTGTAAGGGATCAATACGGAAACCCAATTATTGGTTCAGCTTTGTATATTTCTTGCTCAATCACAAGTGGGAGTGGGTCTCTTTCTACAGGATTGGTTAGTGTCAACCCATTAGATGGTACAGCGTCCTTAACTTATACAAGAGAGGAGGGATATGCCGAATCCAGTGCAAATATTGAAGAAGGTCCCGTATTCTTGAACTTTGTTCTTTCCAGTAATTCGCTAATCAGCATGATAAGCTATATTGTCCTCTATGATGAGGCGGGAGATCCTATAATATGAACGAGGAAATGGTTGCAGTATTGAAGGAAATGCGGGATGAGTTACGGGCATTAAATAGTAACTTTGAAAAGTTGAATAATTACTTTGATAAGATGAGATCCTCCGGTCCTCAGAACCAACAAGTAAATGAGTTGACCAACCTGGCAACCAATTTGCTCAAAGGATTTATTCCTACTGGGGGTAAATAATGGGTAGTAATTATCATTCCGCCTGGGTTACAGGATCAAAATTTAATCCGACCGAAATGGAAGGTCGGTTAGATGATTTGGATCTTGCAATAACTTATGCCCGGAGCCCAATTGTCTCTTGTGACGGTACACTTACTTTTGATTCCAGTACCAATACTCTAACGTGGTCCGATGTTATTAGAATCTTCTTCGTTCGGGAAGATGGTTACAGCATCTTAAATACCATTGCGGCCGGGAACATTGTTATCACAGCAGGTCAATTCATTTATGTAACCTTGAATGAAACGAATAATTCTGTCTTGACAGTTTCGCAAGCGGCAATCAGCACAGGAGCAGCATCAAACTTTAAAGCCAATACCATCTTAGTTCTAGGAGTACATAATACCGTTCAGGATGCTTTCTTTCCAGCCCATCTCCCCGAATTAACGCTGGATACAGTTACCCAGTACATGCTTCCAGGATTATTCTATCCGGGTATCCCCGATGATGCTGCGGTTATAATGAGAGTCCCCCTGGTTCTTGCGACCGATTTTGCAGCTAACTTTTCTGGGAGTTATGCCGGTTCAATTGATGCAGCAACGGCTGAAACGATTTTAACTGTCAAAAATGGGGTTACTGAAATTGGGACTATTACCTTCGCCCTCGGGAGTACGACCGGAACTTTTGCCACCTCTGGGGGGACCGCAAAATCTTTTACAGCAGGGCAATTTTTGATTGTGGAGAACCAGGCAACAAAAGACGTTACTCTTGCTGGAATTGGAATTGGATTTTTAGGGACAAGGTGATGATATGGCAACAGTTGAATTTTTTACGGGTTTCGAAGGTTGTGGGGTCACTGCTGATGTAAAGACTTTTGTAACCAGTGGGGATGCTAGTTATTCTGCTACTGGGGGTTTTAATAATGGTAAATCTTTATCCTGTTCCAGTAGTTTTTCTAAAAACTGTACGGGAGCCCTTACAAAATGTACTGGGTTTCACATTAGGAATTTTTACCCTAGTACTTATAGTACAAATGCAAATCTTCATTTGGTACGATTTACCATTGATGTCTCTTACATTCGTATCTTTAATACCCCAGCAGATGGGATAACTGTCTATAAAGATGCTGCCTTATTGGGTACTATTGGCTCCGGTCAAGTTATTGACGATGGATTACACCATGTAGAAGTTAAGATAGTAAATCATGCTTCAGCAGGATCAGTCCAAATAAAAGTGGATGGAGTGACAGTTGGTACTTTAACCGGATTGGCAATTAGTTCCGATAATATAACTAGCATACTATATGGTAGTGGAAATAATACGGTCAAATACGATAATCTGTTTATAGCTGATGATTTCGTTGGAGAGATGTATTCAATTTTATGTTCTCCAACTTCAGATAACTCGGTTCAATTTACTCCAAGTGCTGGGAGTAACTACCAGAATGTAGATGATACAGCTCAGGATGGGGATTCAACCTATAATGAATCCAGTACAGTAGGCCATAAGGATCTTTTTGGTTTTGCCGATATTGCTACCAGTGGGTTGGATGTAAAATGCGTAACTCTGGTTACAGTGGCGAAAAAAGATGATGCTGGAGCAAGGGAGTTGACCTGTATTGCTAAACAGGATTCAACTGAGTATGATCAAGCTACTCATATATTGTCTACAGTTTACCCCGAGTCCTACGATTCAGCTCAAGCAGCGGTTTTGAGTACGGCACCGGATACTTCTGCATGGACCCCAACGATTTTTAATGCTATGCTATGGGGTTATAAGGTGGAGTCATGACAGTAGCGAGAGTTACACAAGAATATGTTGAGGTTGGAGCGATCCCGAATGATCAGACTGCTCGGGTAACTCAATGCTATGTTGAGGTTGGAGCGATCCCGAATGATCAGACTGCTCGGGTAACTCAATGCTATGTTGAGGTTGGGGTTGTCGATATAGTAGCTCCTCCAGCAACAGGGGGTCAAGTCATAGTATTCATATGTACCTGAAATTGTTTCTAATCTCCATAATATTAGTAATCTTTAACAATCCAATTAGGACTCAGTTTCAAAAGGATGTTCTAATCGAAACAGAGAAAACATGTATAGTAATAAGTAGAACCAGTCAATACATCCTTTTTGATTGTCCAGAAAAAATCCTTTTTATTATGGTAGGTGAAATATGATAAGGGTTTATCGTGAAGAAATATCGGCTAAGTATCAACAAGAGACCAATTGTCCATTCGTCAAAATTCGTTTACCTGATAAGTCCTATATCCTACCGACTGTTCGTGAAGTTCGAGACTGGATGGATAATTTCGCCGTTCAACCCTATGTTCCTGAAAGCAATGATTGCGATAATCGTGCTTTATTGTTGACTGCTCATTTTTCCGGAAAGGGATGGGCTTTTGGTTGGGCATCTATTGGCCTTCATGATATCTGTACTTTCCTGTCAGAGAAGAAAGAGATTTGGTTTGTCGAACCATCTAACTGTATAATCTACCCACCCGATGTCAATTTGACTTGGCTGGTAATGCCATAAGGCACAACCCGAATTAAGGAGGTCCTAAAATGGGATACTATCAAACTTGGAGACATGAGCAGAGGGAACGGCAAATAAAGGAGAGACGGAATACAATCATTGGGGGATTGATTACCACAGTTCTCTTAATCGGTTTACTTGGTCTTGTTTTGATTTCGTCAGGTTGCTCGGTCCGCGCTCCTGGTTCCCGTACCTTTACTTTCGGTCCCGATGGCGCCACTATCACCTCGGAGACAACAACGGGAGATTCTACCCAAATTACTGATGTTGAAAAGGAAAAATCTGTCCAGGTTTGTCAACAAGAAAGATCAAAGGTTGATATTGCCACAGCGGAGGCAGCAAAGGATAACCCCCTGGTATTGGCTGTACTGAAACAAGCAGAGACAATAAATAACGTTGTTTCCCTGGCCATAACTAAAAAACCATATAACCCCTGCGCTTCATCCACGAACTCCAGCGATGTTGAAATTGCTGATACCGAGATGTATAAAAGTATGTTCCATGATGGGGTAGACTTAGGAAAATTCCTTGTCGGCGCCTGGGCTGTTACGGATGTGTCTGATAGTTTGTTCAGTGCATTAGGGAAAGCCGCTGGCGGATATACATTATCTGCTTCCGGTGAAGGAAGTTCGATCTCTGTCCAGGATGCTTTCAAGGAATCGACTCTGGGTGATATTACCGGGGAGAATCAAATCGGGGGGATCTTGGGGAACTCGGATCTTCCAAAAACCGACTATACTAATAGTTTCAACCCCGTAACCAATAACTAATGAAGATAAAACGCCCCATCATTGTGTCTGTAACTATAAAATTTTCCACTATCTCTCGGTGGTGGAAAATTTTACTTCAACGTTTACGATTGATCTAAGGAGATCATTATGGAAGGATCGAGAACTAAAACGTTGCGGCATATCGAGACCGTTCGGAATTTCATAGGTGGAATAATTTGTGAGTTGATCCACCGTCAACAACAACATGATCAATCGAAACTTGAAGATCCTGAAGTAGAGATGTTCGAGAAGTTTACACCACTGCTCCGGAAGTCAACTTTTGGTTCAGAGGAGTATAAGGGCCATCTGATGTCCATGCAAGCCGCCGTCGACCATCATTATCGGACTAATAAACATCACCCCGAATATTATCTTATGGGTCCAGAGAATGCTTCTCCAGTAAAGAATTCAGTATTTGAAAGGATGGATCTAATCGATCTAATGGAAATGGCTTGTGATTGGTACGCCGCTTCTTTACGGCATGACGACGGGGATTATCACCAAAGCCTCGAAATAAATCAGAAACGGTATGGATTTTCTGATGAAACAAAAAGTATTCTACTGAACACCATTCAATTCCTTGAACATAAAAAGATTTACCATAAAGCGGAGGAAAGTTGATGTGTAGTAATAACTCGGAATTGGAGTTGTTAAGGGGACATGCCCAACAATTGGAATCAATGATACAATCAATTTGCCGAGAACTTCATATCGACCATACAGGAATAAATGCTGTTGATGAATGGCGAATAACTGAGGGGATTAAGAAACTACAGAATAGAGCCGATAACCCTCCGGCAAATAGTGCTATTCGATACCAATCCTATATTAATCGGTTAAGGGGGTGAAAGTATGATCGATAAATTATTGGTTTCCTTTGGGTTGAAATATCTTGCAGCAAAAATGGATGGTTACAAATCCTATTCGGGAGCTGCAGGAAAAATTATTGGAGGGGTCGTCTCCATTTTAACGGGGATAACCGGGACCATCAGCTATATGTACCCGGAATCGGAACTTCCTGACATGGATATCGAGACCATTCTTGGGTTATTTGGTGGAGGATTCTATGCAATTTCCTCCGGTATTCAAGGAATCGGACTTGCTCATAAATTGGGGAAAGCTACCGAAACTAAGGAGATATCAAAATGACTCTGAAAAGGGATCATGAAGCTTGTGAAGAACATAACGTCATTATTGAACGAATCAAAGTCTTAGAGAAACTTCCCAGCCTTTTCTCTTGGATGAACATAACAAAAGGAGTCGGGTTTCTCTTAGTAGTAATGCTTACTATTCTATTTGGTATTACAATGACAACCCGGTCGGAACTGTTTGAAAAGCAAAAAGAGCAAGAGAAGAAGATTGAGAACCAGGTCTCTGTCATAAGGGATAGTGTTTCTGATATCAAGACCTCCGTAGCCGTAATGGTCTCGACCTTTGAACTTAGCCAGAAACAAACGGCTAGGGAAATTGAAGAACTTAAGAATAAAAAATAAATAATGAAACCATTACTTCGACAATGCTGTGTCTGTAAGAGGTATATAAATAATGAAGGGCAGCATCAGGTATTTCTCCCGACCTGCCCTTTCATTCCTATTTCTCATGGGTACTGTAACCAATGCTTACAGACAATACTTAAACGGACTACCAAAAACGAGGAGCCTTCGAAGGATCCACAGTAGATATAACACATTCATTGAGTTTTCGGACATGGGAAGTTAAATGCTTCTCAAAGGCAAAACAATAATCATATTTTCCCCCCATAGAATCATCTGATTCTTTAAATCGACAATCCTTGCAATAATCCCCATCCGGAATTCCGGCTATTTCAATACAAGCCATTATATCCTCCTAGTTTCGCTTTCCTTAGTAGTTCAGTATAGATGATATCCCTTTCGGTAATGGTTATAGGTACCCCTGCTTTCTCTGCCTGTTTCCTACATTTTTTACAAAGATCTTTCCCCCGATAAATCTCTGTATAAATGGATTTTCTCCCTCCGCATTGTTCACAATAATCGAATTCTTGTACCATGATCAAATCCTTATTTCGATTTCCGGAATAAGTTCTTTGCAAATATCACAATTTACTTCAGAACCCGTTTCCAAAGAACTAATCATTTTTGAATGGGGATTTTTCTGAATTTCTTTCACGGCACAAGTGAAACAATAGTCCTTACCATCATGATTATTCAACTTGAAGTACATAGTTGCAGAAACAAGCATACTTTCTCCTTTAGCTGAATTCTCCCGATTGCATTTTCCGCTCCATGTCCAGGCCAGGGTGGTTTTTGTCGATGCATCGATAACAAAGATTCGGATGAGGAGTCCCATTAACCAATTCGACACCACAATCGGGACAATGGTATCTATCAATAGGATGTCCTTTCATCTTCTCAGGATGCTCGGAACACCTGGCCGGTTGTAGCATAAAAACGCTATCACGGCACCTGGGGCAAATCTCCATCTTCCTTCTCCTGCTTTATAAGTATGACCTCTGACCTCAGACAACCATC